TAAACGCCATCTCATCAATAACAAGGCAGTTAACGGATTGACCACGAGCAGCAGTCCCGGTAGTAGTTGTAATACCTATTCTGCTACCATTTTCTAATGTCATTGACGTCTTAGCGTATTCTTTAACTGGTGGCTTTAACCAGTTAGGAAGCTCTTCATATGCCATTCGAACTCTTTGAAATATCTCAATAGCAGTAGCTTCTTTGTTTGCTACTAGAAGTATACGTTGATCGTTATTAAAGCACGCTTGCCATAATATGTATATGGTCATCATGGTCGACTTACCAATCTGTCTAGATGCTAACAGACAAAAAAATCTATTATCTCTCATCTTTCTAAGAGCTCTTTTTTGAGGCTTATAGAGCTTTATTCTTTCTTTACCTCTATCTAGGTTAACAATATGAAAGAAGTTTTCAGCAAAATGTAGTATATTACTACTAGCTTTTTTTAACTGTTTTACTTGTTCTTTGGTATATTCACCTTTCCAATTAACATTGGGCAGGTTTTTATTACCCATGTAGAACATATTATCTTTAGCAGGCACAGAAATATTTAATGAAAGGCATAAATAATTACATGTCAAAAAGAAAAGACTTTGTATCCCTCGGTCAAGTATACGGTGGTATGCTTAATAGAGTAGTAGTAACGGAAGATAAGACAGTGCCAGCTGGTGAGGTTGGAGCTGCTCCTTTAGAATCAGGAGGACCTGAAGAGAGAGGAGGTTTTAGACCATCACAGATTGATATTACAAGAATGTCTGAAAAAGACAAACAAGATAATATTTATAATATTAAAGGCTATACGTATGGTGATGGTAATAATCCTGGAAATACTATGCAACCAGACCCAACAGGGCCAGAATTTGATCAAGTACCTTATTCAGGTATAGTTGGTCCTGAGGAAGATGAAGAGGATACTGAAAAGGAGAGAAGATATAAAGATCGTTGGGGTAAAGATTTAGACAAACAGAGAGAAAAGGAAGGTAGTTCGAGTGCAGGTGACTACTCTGATGTAGACAAAGATGATTTTTGTGGCCCAGCAGGGGGCGCAGCTCCTGGAACATACCCTGTTAATTCAGAAAAAAGAGCAAGAGCTGCTTTAGCGTATGCACACAACGCTCCAAATCCTGAAGGTATTAAAAACTGCGTATATAAAAAGGCAGAAAAGCATGGATGGTTTGATAGATCTGAAGAAGATGAAGAAATTTTGGCAGAACACGAGAAAATTGCACGCTCTGGCCTAAATAATTTTATGAGCAAGTCCGTATTTGATAAACTTTATAATAAGGTAATGGTTAACGAGGAATTCGACGAGGTCGAAGACGTTACAGAACTTGAAGCTCTTGGAATTGAGACTGATGAAGTAGTTGATGAAGTTCCAGAAGAGATCACAGTTGCCATTCCTGGTGAATTAGCACAATCACTTTGTGATATCTTACAAACAGCCTTAGCACAACAAGAGACTGAAGTAGAAGTTGATGTTGATGTTACAGATGTTACTGACACAGAGTTTGAAGAGGATGAGGAAGCCGCAATGAAAGACGGTGGAGGCTACGGCATTGATGCTGGATCGACTCTTAAGCACGAAGTTAACTATGGTAAAGGCGGACAAAATAAAGTCGGTAACTTAAGACCAACTGGTGCTGCTAAGCAGAAAGACGGCGGTGGTTACGGTGTTGATGCTGGTTCGACTCTG